GTTGTGTTACCCCTCAATCCCAGGCTATTGAAATACCTACTACAAAGGTGGTTGTTAAAAATCAAGTTGATGTTTCAACTCGCCTTATTTATAATGCAACAATTAGCAACAATACAACAAAGATGCACGAAACTATTATGAAGATATTTCATCGTGTAAACAAAACTCCATATGTTTTTGCTGGCTCTAGCCCATATGGTTGGGACTGTTCTGGAATGGTTCGGTGGATGTATGAGCAATTCGGAAAAACCTTACCCCATTCTGCCACTGCACAGTCTAAGGTTGGTAAAAGAGTATCTACCCCAAAACTTGGGGATATTGTTGTATTTGGATACAAGGGTTATAAGAGTTTCTATCACTCAGCAATCTATATTGGAAAAGGCAAGGTAGTTAATGCAAACTCAGGAGCAGGGACTACGATTATTGAGCCATTATCTAATTACAAAAATAATAGAATTGTTTTTATAAGGATTGTTCCGACAGCCTAATTAGGCAATACGATATGTAACAAAAGTATTTGTTGCTGTTTTTCTGGTTCTAAATCTTGCAGATGTTCCAATTGCTACGGTTGCAGAACCAACAATTGTGTGTGCTGTTCCTGCCACCAATGTTGCACCTGTTGTGCTACTTGTGTTTATAATTGACCAGTCAAACGCTGTGTTGTTTGGTGATGCAGTTCCTGCACCCTGTATTCCAGTTTCGCTTAGTGTTCCTGTTGGCAATGTTAGGTTGATTGCTCCTGTTGGTGCTGAAGTTATGATGTATGTTAGCAGTTGGGCTATTGTTAGTGTAGCAGTGCTATTTACAGCAGTTGGAGATGGCTGAACCTCATAAATAATTTTTCCAAATACGGAGTTGGTTGCAATTCCAGCATTGTTTGCAGGGTCACTAGATGTTCCATATGCAAGAAGTCTTAGAGCAACCTGAATGTCAGCGACTTCAGTTAGGGCTGGCACGGTAGCGGCATAAGATGTAGAAGAACCAATAGATGTAGTCATGTCCTAATTATACCATACCCTAATCTTTGAATACCTCGAAATTATGGGCAATTGTAGAGTATATGTTTAACTGTCTTTTTTTAGTTTTATACGACTTAGCAAACTTAATTAGTTTTCTATTATATTTAGTTGCATAATATATGTTGTTTAGCAAGTATCCATGTGCTATCTTGTTTACGAGTAAATTTCTAGAATATTTCTTAATGACAAATCCCTTTTTAGCATACTTATAACATCTTTGCCATTGTTCTTTTTCAAAATAGTGTACTGCGAGTTCTAGGTATGCATCTTTAGTTTTTTGAATTTTAAGTGATTTCTTTAGATGTTTTACTGCATTATTTTTATCTGAAATAGACAACTTTACATAGACCAATGCTCTTTCTAGGTCTGGAAGCGTATCAAATTTTAACAAATCTTTCCATACCTTTGTTGCCTCATCGAGTCTACCAAATGACATCAATTGTAGGCCATGATATTTATGATATCTTTCGTCCTTGTATTCTAGATAGGAATCTTCAATCATTTGATTGTATTGGTCACGAGATTTATCTGGGTCTGGGTGATGAGAAACTTCAAGTCCTTCACAGAATTCTTTAGAAAAATCTTTTGTTCTATTTGACACCAATGCTTCGTGCATCAAGAAGTGCCACCTAAATCCATGTCTTTTGTGGATTCTATTATTTATAAAAGTTTCGTCTACATGCTTTTCTGCTTCATCCCTAAAGTTAATATTAAACTTATATTCGATTATATCTGCAGACATTTTTTCTAAATGTTCTCTCCAACCTTCGGACAGTGTTTCATCCATATCCATAGATACGCAATAGTCAACATCGTCTGGTAGTGCAGCAAGGGCAGCATTACGAGCATCATCAAAACGCCAAGGTTTAATTGAAATCTTTATAACGTTGATTCCAAGTTTCTTTGCAATTCTAACAGTCTTATCTGTTGAGCCAGTATCGGCAATTAGTAGATAGTCTGCATCTTTGGCAGATTCATACCAGCGTTCTACATGTTTTTCTTCGTTTAGTGCGATTGTGTATACCGCAATTTTCATTGTTCAATCCTTTGTTCATTACTATTATACAATAGTTTGGCCTTTTTGTACATTTCCCTAATAGGCTCTCCCCATGCATCGTTATCCTTAAATACGTCAACAGTTATGTTTTCAATTTTAAAAGCAGATTCTAGCCAGGTAAGGCATTCTCCCCACCTTTCGTGTTCTGCATACCACTTAGCAATATAGTAATATGGCTCACGTCTGTGTGGTGCAGTTTGTAGACATAGGAGTAGGTACTCGCCAGTTTTTTCGGGTATGATTTCTGAAAGAGTTTTATAAACATGAGCAGCGTCCTCATTAGGAAAATTAGGAATATTTAAAACTTGAAGATAATACTTTTCGGCCTCTTCAAATTCTCCATTATCCTGTAATGCCCTCGTTAAATATCTATAATATCTTCCGACATCTGGATTTTCTGCTAAAGCATCTTTCAATAATTGTAAATACTGACCTCTGGGCTTTTCTCTATCTGGAACGTGGGTTACCTCAATACCTGGACAAAATTCATCAATCATTTCAGTTCTATCAGGGACAACTCCTTCGTGCATTAGATATTTCCACATAAAGCCATGTCTAGCGTGAATACGGTTATTTATAAAGTTTTCATCATTGTAGAAAACATAGGTAATCTGATTTCCTGTTGTTTGCTCTAGGGCTTCACGCCAACCTTCTGAGATTACCTCGTCCATATCAAGAGATACGCACATGTCTATATCGTCTGGAAGTAGGGCTAGTGCGACATTTCTTGCTGTATCAAATCTCCAAGGCTTGACTGAGATATTGAACACATTAATACCAAGAGACCTAGCAATTTCCACGGTACGGTCAGTAGAGCCAGTATCAGCAATAAGAACATAGTCAGCGTCTTTGACTGAGTTATACCAACGTTCAACGTGTTTTTCTTCATTAAGTGCAATTGTATAAACTGCGATTTTCATACCCAAAATCCTTTGTTCTATGTATATTATACACTAAGCAGCACAAATGTATGTTCCATTAACATAAAGTCTACTTGCTGTTGTAAGAGTTACTGGAGTATCCTGACTAAGAATTGATTCAATAATTGGTTTAGGATTTGCAGTTGTTGCTTTTAGCCAATGAAAGTCTAATGTTTGAGAACCTGTTAGATGGTCAGCAACGACTTGAATATGACCATTAAGTTCATCTGCTGGTAGGGCTGGATTTACCCACAACCAACCATTAAAATGATTTGATGCTGTTGCCAATGGGGCAAATGGTAAATCTACTTTAAATTGTCCAGTTCCGAAATTAGTGACGGTAGTCATGTCAATCTGAATCCAAAATGTAACAAGTTGACCAGCCTTAACATAATAAGAGTTGTATGTTGGATAAGTTGAATTACTTCCAGTAAATGTTAGTCCAGTAGCAGAAAATGTTGGTGACCATCTAACTGCGGTTGGGGTATATTCTGGTCCTGCTGGTCCAGGAATTGGGACAATGCCAACATTTGTGGGTTCGGTAGTAGAAACTGCTTTGATTGTTGCAGTTTGTGTGGTATCTGGAATAATTTTAAAAGTAGTCATTAAAGGGCACTCCCAGTAATATCAGAACGAACTACGATTGTTCCGATAACTGGAGTCCACTTCTTACTAGAAATTGTTACCTGTAAATCAAATATGAGTTCAGCGACAATATTAGAACTTCCAGTTCCCCATGATGCAGTCATAGCATTTGCTGCAGAAACAATGACATATCCAGATGCAGATGTTGTAGTCAAAGAGTATTTGGTTGCTGTCTTAGGGTCATAGGCACTTGCTAGATATGTCCATCCTGTGGTATCCTTAAGAGTAACACCATCGTCTTCATACCATTCAAACTTGGCAGATATGTCATCGCCACGGACAATGGTCCATTTAACGTTTTGAGGTTCGGCACCAATTAAAATTGGGGAATCAGATGAGCATGAAGAACAAGACATATAATCATTATACACCATAATAAAGAAACCAGTGTCCAAAGTGGGTATGAGAGAGAGTATTGGACACTGGCTCTATGGTTAATTATACCATTTGTTAAGGGTTTCTGTTTTTTATTTGACAAATTTGAAAAAGTATGG